GTTGGGCGCTCACCACAACAGCCTAAGGAGGCTTAGATGCCAAACAGCGGTACAGTCACGGCAGGCAGCGCAGCGCTGGCCTCGCAATACAACAACCTCCGCTCGGATGTGCTCGATGCGAGCACAGGTCATACACACACTGGCGCGTCTGAGAATGGCGCGCGCGTAGAGGGAACTGCGCTCAAGGCGACTGGTGTCACAGACGGGTACGGATTGTTCGCTGATGGCTCTGGCGGCGTTGCTTGGGAGGCAGTCGCTGCCGCAGGCGGTGTGCTCAAGCATCAGGAGTTCACTTCTTCTGGATCGTTCGTGATTCCAGCGACTGCATCTTCAAGCGCAATCTTGTTGCTGGAAATCATTGGCGCTGGCGGTGGTGGAGCAGGTGGCAACAACGCTGGATCTGGAACCGCAGCGCAAAGTGGAAACGGTGGAGTTGGCGGGTCGTATTACAGCAGAGCATTCCTCTCGTCCACCTTCGGCTCGGCTGGGGGAACTGTGACGGTGACGATTGGCGCTGGCGGCGCTGGCGGGACTGGCACTAGCGCTACTGGCGGAACTGGTGGTGTTGGAGCAAACGGAGGAGATACATCCTTCGGGACTGTGACGATTTTTGGAGGACAGAGCAATCGCTCACCGTGGTACCTGCAGTCAAAACCGATTGACTACCATCCAGTTCTTTTTACTACCTCCGATGTTGAGATGTTGCCTGGATCAACAACAAAACAAGCGCCTGGCGTAAACGGTCAACTGCTATCTGGCGGTCACGGTGGAGTGACGCAGGCAGACACTGGCGCTCCTGGATTTGCAAATAGCGGCGGCGGCGCAGGTGGCGCATCAGGGGGAGGCGTCACTTCCGGCAATGCTGCTACAGCAGGTGGAGTTGGAGGGAAACGCTACGAAGGCGTCGTTGCACATATCACGCTAACAGCAGGCACCGCCTTCCTTACAGGAGGAAATGGATCTGGTGCTGCCGGAACAGCCGGTGGCGGCGCTGGCGGTAATGCAACCGCGTCATCTGGTGATGGCGGCGGTGGTGGTGGATCCAGAACTAATGGCACTGGCGGCGCTGGTGGAACTGGCGCACAGCCTGGCGGCGGCGGCGGTGGCGGTGGTGCTGCGCGATCAACATTTACATCTGGAGCAGGTGGAGCAGGCGGCGCTGGCCGTGTAAGGGTATGGGTGATTGGATGAACACATATCTTGTAATCAAGGACAATAGGGTCATCAACACAGTTGCCTGGGACGGCGAGTCCGATTGGTCAGCACCTGACGGCACGACCGTCTTGGTCGCGCCAGAGGGCGTGGGCATTGGCTGGACGAAAGTGGGCGCGAACTGGGTTGCACCAGAACCGCCGGCGCCTGCCCCAGAAGATCCGATCAAGGTCAGCGCACGAGAGAAACTTGCTGCGCTCGGACTGACTGAAGAAGAAATCGCAGCGCTGATCAAGTGACAAAGAGCCAAGTTGACGCGATCCTAGATCGCCTTGACCGCATCGAGTCCGAGGTTGCTGCCGTTCGCGTAGAACTGGCAGAGGCTCGCGGTGCGTATCGGCTCGCCAAGTTCATCATCGCCCTGTTGGGCATCAGCGGGCTGGGAGGCCTGACGGCCTGGTTGTCTAACGCTAAGTGAATCGCCGTCTGCTCGCACTTGTTGCGGCGGCGGCGATTTTCTTGCCGTTCACGCGGGCATACGGGCTAGAGCCGCTCCCTGATTGGGACACGGCAACAGACTCCAACGGCTCCGTCACGCTGAACGAGGACGGCTCGCTGACCATCGTCGGGGCAAATGACCCGCTGCCGGAGCAGCCGCGCTGGGACGCATCCACGAGCGCGACGACGACGGCCACAGAGTCAGAGACCGTGGGCTTCCTGTGGACATACTGGACGACGGATGGCGCGCACTACGACAAGCCGCAATACCTGAGCACGGCGGGCTGGATCAGCCTTGCCGAAGGTGGCGTGCAACAGGCGAGCGGCTATCTTGAGGTGGTGCTCGTCGCGGGCGACCTGTTCGGCTTCCGCATCCTCTCGACTGACTCGTGCTGCGGCATCGGCTACCTGAACATCGCCTCGGGCAGCCCTACGCCCGCTCCTACGCCCGAGCCTACGCCCGAGCCGACTCCAACCCCAGAGCCGAGCGTAGAGCCGTCTCCGTTGCCTACAGAGCCTCCTACGCCAGAACCGAGCGTAGAGCCAACACCAGAGCCAACGCCTGAACCTACGGAGGCACCAAACACGCCTGAGCCGTCGCCGGAGCCGTCGCCTGAGCCTACGCCAGAGCCGACCCCTGAGCAGACGCCAGAGCCAAGTGAGGAGCCATCAAATGAGCCAACACCTGCACCAACCGAAGACCCGTCTCCCACACCCGAGCCGACGCCCGATCCAACCGAAACACCCGAAGAGTCTCCTGCCCCTACTCCTGATCCCACTAGCCTTCCTACTCCTGAGCCAGAACAGCCCATTCTGCCATCTCCCGTAGAGGCGGTCGGCGCAGCCATAGAAGCGGTTGCCGAGGTGTTCGGCGATCTCGCCGCGATCGGTGAGATCGGAAAGGATCTTGACTCAACAGAGAAAGAAGAAGCGCAACCGGTCGCAGTTGCCATCATCTCCAGCCAGATCGCGAGCGTGACCGCAGCGGCAGCCAATGCCGCGCGTGCCGCTGGCGGTGGTGGAGGTGGCGGCGGCGGGGGCGGCGAGATCGGTGGCCGTAGTAGAAAGGGTCGCCGCTAATGTTCAAGAACATCATCCTCGATCTCATTGGTGGAGCCTGGACGATTCTGGGACTCCTGTTTGCCGTCGTCGTCTTGCCAGAGGGTCAGACACAGAGCACGATGGCAGCACTATTCGCCATCTTGACGATCCTATGGATCGCGACTGGCCCACTACGCTGGAGGGAATAAATGGCACGCAACGCGGATCACATTGAAGATATCCACGCGCAGGGATGGACGCGAGTTGATACCGCGCCGGGCGAGTGGGTGGCACTGGTACCCAATGACGACAACAGCCTGTGGGGTGGCACGCTATGGAAGCGCGCCGCAGATGGCAATGACTACAGCGAGGGTTGCACGGTCGGGCATCCGATCAGCGCCGCGCTCGGCTTTGAGGATGCCGCCCGCGCCATCGCGGTACTGATCAAGGAGGAGAACGCCAAATGAAAATGCGGATCAAGTCGCAACTCTACTCGGACGCCGAGGCGCAGAAGAAGGTCGGGGCTATCCTCGACGACTGCGGGCCGTCGAGCGCGGCAGCCGCCGTCGCCTATGTGAACGGCTACTCGCCTGACCTCAAGGCATCCGATGGCGTCGCCGCCAAAGAGCGCGCGACCGGCTTCAAGGAGAAGCAGGGCGTCAGCGACAACGGCTCAAGCCTCGGCGAGTTGATGAAGACCGTTCGTGAACTTGGCGGCAGGGCACGCCCAGCCGACTCGTTTGAGGATGCCGTCAATGCTGCAAAGGCGGGAGCCGCGCTCATCGTCTGGGTGCAGGCTCCGATCGGCTACCCGAAGCAGGCGCTCTCCAAGTGGCATCGCAACTGGGCGTCATATTGGGAGAAGAAAGACCCAAAGGTGCTCGCTGCAGGCTACGGCCATATGGCCTCCGCATCCTACCACTCGGACGCGCAGACCTTTCAGTTCGCCGACCCCACCTTTGACGAGAAACTGCCGAAGGAGCAGTTCGCTGTTCCGATCACGCAGCAAGACCTGAAGGCGATCGCCTCAGGCAAGCCTGGATCACCCGCATCTCACATCGTCATCGTGACGAAGAAGGAGAAAGAATGAGCAAGTTCAAGGCGTTCCTAGATACGACCTCGGTGGACGAGGCGATCGTTGACTTCCTCCGCACCGGCTTGAGCACGGCTATCGCCGTCAGCCTCGGCTTGGGCATCCCACTGATGGATATCTCTGGCGGCGACTTCCGCACGATTATCTCAGCCTCGCTCGCCGCAGGGCTGCAGGTGCTACAGACATACCTCGACCCGTCCAACGACCGCTATGGATTGACCGCTAAGAACGGCAAGAAGTAGTGCCACACACTTGGCATAGGTAGGGCGGTATGTTGGTGATCGCGGCAGAAGCCGCTAGTGGAAGGAGGCAATCACCGTGTCTAGACTCGAGGCTGCTCTTGAAGCGGCAGAACAGACGAGAAAAGGGCCACAGTGCTCCGTCGCGGGGCTACTCAGCAAGGTGGATCAAGACGAGCGAAAAGCGTTGGTGGCAGCGCTTGCAGATCCGACTCGCAACCGGCGCATCCTCTCCGAAGCGATCCGCAACGCCTACAAGGTAGAGATCGCACAGGAGACCCTCTCACGCCATATGCGGCGCCACTGTAGGTGCCAACGATGAGCGAGATTGAGAAAGCACTAGACGCGACGCAGGCATACGAAGAACTGCGAGCGGCACACAATCGGGCGCTCCGATCGCTATCAAAGCGCGAGGCGGATCAGGCGGAACTTGTGGAGGCGGTCTACCGCGCCGCGAAAGACGCCGCGCTCGGGATGAAGATCCCCGCCGTACCAGCACCGAAGCCATCGGGCAAGCCGGGTACGCCAGAGACCCTGACGATCCTGCTCGGCGACTGGCAGTTGGGCAAGAACTCTGAGACTTACAACATAGATGTCGCCAAGCAGCGCATTGACCTGCTCGCGAAAAAGATCGCGCGCCTGATCGAGTTGCACGGCGTGCCGGTGAGCGAGATCCAATGCGCGCTCCTCGGCGACTTCGTTGAGAGCGACGGCAACATCTTTCCTTCACAGGCATATGAGGTTGAGCAAGGTGGCCTCTATGTGCAGATCTTTGAGGGTGCAGCGATGCTCGCGCAGTTCGTGCGCGCGATGGCAGCACTCGGCAAGAAGGTCACCGTTCGTGGCGCCATCGGCAATCACGGACGACTCGGACGCTATGGCGATCACAGCAATGAGTCCAACGCTGACGCGATCCTGTATCGCGTGGCGAAGGATCTCGTGAAAGACGAGAAGCGCATTGACTGGAAAGAATCGCTGACGATGGGCGGTCGTCACTGGTACGACACGCTTGACCTGCCAGGAGGCAAGAGGGCGATGCTCGTACACGGCGATCAGTTCCGTGGTGGAGCGTTCGGCCTGCCGTACTACGCCATCGCGAAGCGAGCGCAGGGATGGAATCTGAGCGTCGCACCATTTGACGCGCTGTTCTATGGGCACTGGCATACGCCGGCGCGCCTCGTGTTGAGTGACGGAGCGCATACGGTATGGGGCAATGCGAGCATCGAGTCGTCCAACCGATATGCCCAAGAGTGGCTGGCAGCCTCTGGGACTCCAGCACAGTGGGCGATCTTCTTCGGCAAGGATGGTCCAACCGCTGAGTATCTCGTGCGGCTAGACGATGGTCACGGTCGCAAAGCGCCGCGATCCTGAGGTCTGCGATGTCTGCGAGGAGCCTGCGAGGAAGGTCTACGCCTTCGGCACGCTGATCCTCGGACTCGACCTGCGGAGTGGCGATGTGGTCGTCCACGAGCACAAGATCTGCCTATCGTGCCTCAGCGTGGTCGTGCATCTCGCGCTAGAGAATCAGTTGGATCAGGAGGAATGACTATGCCGGCTCGCCTTCGGGCGGTCGGCCCAGGGCTGGAGGGGTGGGGCGCGAGCCTCCCGCGACCCCCTCTCCAGCCCGCCAAGACCCCCCTGTTTGAGCACGAAACAGGGGGCTTGACGGCGGTAGGGTACGGGCGTACCTTATAGGTGTCAGGAATGAGAGGGGCAGATGCCCCGACTGACATAGGGGGTAAAAGATGAACGGAGTAAACGCACTGGTAGCAAATCGCGCAGGGATGTCGTTGGACGACGCGGAGTTTGACTACATCGCAAACGAAATGATTGAACCGCTTATTGGCGGCACCATCATTTCTGGGCGAGTAGAGGAAGCAGATGGTCTGACTTCATTCCCTGTCCTTATCGTCAAGGTAAAAGACAAGACCTACAAAGTCACGGTCTCTATGGACGATGAGCAGAATGGCGGCGGTCGCCTACTTCTTGAGCAGGAATAGGAGGCATCTAATGAACGGCAAGGTGATACTCGTATTCAACGGAGAGACTAAGCATTACACATTGCATAAGGCTGGCTGCCAGAAGTTGGCACACACCTCATCTCAGGGGGTCTCATATCCGAGCAGCCGCAAGGCGGTGGCTGCGATTGGCGCACCAGTGCACGTCTGCATTCCTTGCGACGACGCAGGCAAGGCGGTGCGCTGATGCCAAAGGTAAACCTCAGCGACTTCATCATCATCACAGCGCAGGATGATGAGGTCGCCACGGCATTCGCGAAAGCGCTGGAGCGAAAGATCAACGAAGCGCCCAAGAAAAAGGCGCGCAAGCCAAAGAAGGAGGCAAAGTGAAAACGATGATCCTAGATGGACTCGCACTCGTGACATTTATTGCAGGGATGATCCTGCTCCTAGCAGCGGGGTCTATGCGATGAGGCTCAACAGAAAGACGCAGCCACAGGTCTATAAGCGAGTGGCGATAAGGACGCGATATCTGGGCGAGCAGAGCGAGCGCGCTGATAGGTTGACGGATATCGCCATCGGCATCTTGGGGTTCTGGCTACTCGTCGTGCTGTTCGTGGTGCTGGGCTAATGCCCACCTACGAATATCGCTGCGGCGAGTGCGGCGCTCGCGAGGAGCATACGCACTCAATGCACCAAACCTACACGCCGCGATGCGCGAAGTGTGGCCGATGGATGCGGATGCTCTACACGCCGGCGGTGGTGATTTACAACGGCGATGGATTCGCCAAGAAAGATCGGAAGAAGGGGGCAAAATGAGCAAGCAGTACGAGTTCGTGAAGGCGGAGCAGAGGTCGCCAGAGTGGTTCGCGCTCCGCAAGGATGGCATCACGGCGACGGATGCGGCGGTCATCGCAGGGCTTTCGCCCTACAAGACGCCGTATCAACTTTGGGCTGAGAAGCGTGGAGACTATACGCCTGAGCCGCCTGGGGCGGCAGCGGTGCGCGGCATCCTGCTCGAGAACACGGTCGCCGAGTTCTACGAGATGGAGACGGGCACGGAGTTGCGTCGGAGCAACGGGATCGTTCGGCTCAAAGAGATCCCGTGGGCGATGGCGAGCCTTGATCGCACGGTCGTCGGCAGCGATGGCCTTGTGGAGATCAAAACCTCGGCGTCACCCCGCTGGAACATTTATCCCACGCCCCCTGAGGTAGAAGCGCAGGTTCAATGGCAGATGTTCGTCACAGGGGCACCGTGGTGCGATGTGGCGGCGCTGCTCGGTGGGCTGGTGTTCCGCATCCAGCGCGTTGAGGCGGATCTTGAGTATCAGACTCGCCTCTACCAGAAAGCAGTCGCCTTCCGCGATGCCGTGATGAACGGCACGCCGCCGGCGCTGCAGGGCGAGGACTCCGATGCGCTGGCGGCAGTGATGCCACAGGCAACGGAGGAGTGGGGACAGGCAACCGATGGCGTGGATCGCGTAGCGGCGCTCTACGCGGAAAAGCAGTACGAGGCGAAGTTGCTCGATCAGGAGTTGCAGAACCTCGCGATCAGTCTCAAGGAGGCGATCGGGTCAGGTCAGGGAGTCGTCGGCAACGGTTGGCAGGCGACCTGGAAGCAGAACAAGCCGACGGTCAAGACGGATTGGGAGGCGGTGGCGAAGGCGCTTCGCACGCACGCACCATCCGTCTATGAGCGGACAGAGGCGATGTTCACAAGTGAGAAGCCTGGAGCACGAGTCTTCAGGTTCAAGGGCGGATCAGCGGAATGATTGAACCGGGTCTGTTTGCGCCAGAAGAGAGGGAAGCCCCACGGTCACCGCGGGACTTTTCCATTCGCTCAATTGGAGCACCAGATGCCTGCCAACTCAACGCAATATGGCATTCACGATTCCCGAAAATCGACTGGAGCAACGTCGTCAGAAACCGCTACTACGCCTGCTACGTCCTTGAATCAAAGGGCATTGCATTTGGCGTGGCAATTTGGTCCTCGCCAATTGCGGCTAACCGACTCAAAGACGGACAGCGGCTGCTGGAGTTGCGGCGACTGGCGCTGGCGCCGGAGTGCCCAAAAAATACAGCGACCTGGATGCTCGCCAGGATGCAAGAAGACATAGCGCAACGATTCCCAGAAGTGATCCGGTTGATTTCTTACCAGGACACAGCAGTGCACCTCGGAACGATTTATAAAGCAGCCAACTGGCGACTGGCGAATCTACAAGAGGAGGAAGTCAAATGGAACGGACCTAGAGTGAGGAACCAGGAGCAGTCCACCGCTCCAAAAGCACGGTGGGAAATGGAACTGAAGAGGAGAAACAAATGACAAAGTCAATCGCAACGGCGCTGGCCGCGCCATTTGACGCGAAGGACCTCAAGACGCGCCCAGGGCGCGGAGGGCTGACCTTCACATACGCGGACGCCAGAGCGGTCGCGCAGCGGCTGGATGACGTCCTCGGGATTGAGAACTGGCAGTTTGAGGTCAAGGTGGCAGATCTGGCTCGTGGCGTGGTCCACGGATCGCTCTGCGTGGTGATCGACGGCAAGACGACCATTCGGCAGGACTTCGGCTATCCGAACTCCGCGCAGGATGATGAGCCGCTCAAGAGTGCGGCTTCGGATGCCCTGAGGCGCTGCGCGGCACAGATCGGGGTCGGGAGGAGCCTCTACAGCCCCGAGAAGGGTATGCAGACCCTGCCGAGGGCGGCATCGCCCGTCAGCGTGGCGCAAACCCCGAAGCCAGAGGGTTTGAGCGCGCTCTCGGACGATGAGCGGCTCGCGCTTGAGGCGGCGATG